GCCCTTATCTATCCACACGCCCTGTGCAGATACATAAAGTATGACCTAAAGCAACGACCTTTGGAGAATTACTTTTGGCGTGTCTTATAACGATTAGATAACGCTAAGAGCCTCAAACGCATCGATATGATCATCAATCGTACGATCGACATAATCTGTTTCACACTCCATAGGATCTTCGGTTGTAGGTGAAAGATCCATCATGGTTGACTGGTACAACTTCTACGCTCATACCTTGTTTGCCAAAGTAAAGTACAACAAAGCCCATATTCCAGTCGGCTGAAGCATATTTTAGATAACTTGCTTTGTTTTTCATGTCCATTAAATGCCCGGCTTCTATACCCCAAATCGTTGAATAACGGCCATTTAAGCCAGTTTGGTGCCTTACTGCACCCTGCCTATGGGTGTGGCCACAAACTACGCCCCCATTAGCCCCTGAATGCCATTTCTTGGCTAAGTTTAAGGCTGTTATGCCTGCCTGTTTTGACATAACACCTTCGTCACCATGAGCAAGAAAGAATCCACGCTCAAATTCATAAGCTCTTTTGTGGAAGCGAATGCCAAGATCAGAGTAATTCATAAATTTTTCATACACTAATTCAGGTAATCCAATTAAAGATGGAGCACCTTTGAGTAGAGTGGTAAATAATCTATCGGTATGATTCGATCTAATAATATCTGTGGTGCCTAGATCATAAAGAATATCTTGGGCTATTGATCGTTCTTGATCTAAAGTTTCTGCAAACTCAGTTTTGGTATTTTTTACCCAACGCGACTGACTGGTGAGATCCATTTCATCACCAACATTTAATACATAATCAAATTTTTCGTGCTTGCTCATGCGGATTAGGTTAGACACCGCTTTTGGATGGTGTAGTGGAATTTGAAGATCTGGCGTTACAAGATACCTTCGGTTAGCCTTAATCATTTTCCTCATCGTCAGTTGGATCTATGGAAGGAATGATCCCGCCATCGCCTACGATCCAATCAGGAAAAGTCTTATGCTCGGTCATTAACCAAAAGGCGTGTTCTGGTGTAAATCCTGCTTTCCGAGCTGCTTTATAACATTCGTGCAAAGCCGTATAGTGTTGATCTATCTTTGATAATGGCTCAGGAGAATGGCGAACGATACGCCTATTGATCTTCTTGCGTTTAGGAGTCTTGCGTGTGTTCGCCATGATTAAAATTATGACTTACTGATTAAAATAAAGAGATCATCGACACGCTTCTCCAAGCGATTGATTTGATCCTTTATTGATGAACCACCATTAGGTTTTAACTCAGCTAGATAAGACTTAATAACCCAGCGTAGAGCCAGCAATAAACTGGTTAATAATGCGCTTATGCCAACTGCGATAGCGACAAAATCGTTGGCAGACATTATGCAGCATTAACACCTAGATCAGTATCTTTAGGATCCAAGGCTTTGATAAGGGGTGCAACTAACGCACCTAAAAGGACAGAGTATTCAGGTTTGACATTACCGGCAATAGCCAATGCAACAGTTAAACCAGATGCAGCTACAGCTCTTAAATAAGACTTTAGAGCAGCCTTTGACTTCTTTGATAGTTTCATATTTTTCCTCCGATTAGCGGTACCTGGAAATAGGTACTGTCTTGATCGCCCTTTTTTGTAAAACTGATATGGATGTGATGATCGTGCATATTGATGCCTTTGTAATCACGCCATGACCATCCTGCTTTTGGACTTGCTATTTTGCCTTTATGAATTATGTAAGAAATGCGTTTATCGGTTTCTGCGTGATCCCTGAGCTGGTCAGCAAGATACAGCGAGAGCCCCTTTTGTGTACCCAAGTCAGAATCAATATCAATGGCTCGGACACACCCATCGATGTCTGGATTGTGATCTGACACTCTTGCGGAATGGCGAGAATCACCCACCCATCCATCACTTTTACGATCCCGATCCGGGAACCAATCATCGATCTGCTCCCTTAACTGTACGCCAGCCTTGCATAACCAAGGTGTCAATTTATTGTTGCCATTACCATCATGGTTGCAGTACCGGATGAGACAATGCCATAAAGAGCTTCGTTATCAGATAATTGCATAGTTAACTTATCACCATTATCCATGCGGTATCCAGTACTTGTAGTTACATCTGAATTGCCTAAATAAATAGTTCCAGATGATGAATGAAGATAAACAACTTGATCCGCTCTATTGGCTGTTACCAATAATGTAGCGGTAGTTGTTACTGTTTTTTGTGATGTATTAGGCAAATGGTATCTCCTTTATATTATGTTTCTCGTTGTCGCAATCCCATTTAGCAGCTTCACTTAACCAAGGTTTCATTTAGACACACTTCCTCAAGATTGTGCTATGCGGTGGGTTTGCCTAAAGTAAGACCATTAGGTATTGGCTCACTATATTCCCATTTAGCAATATATGCGCCATCACCATCATTTTGTAAAAAAATACCAAGTTTGCTGAAATCATCAGTAGGATTAATTTCTGGGTAAGTGCTAATAATCTTTTGCCATAGTTCCATTTATGCTCCTAAATAAGTAATGTTGAACCAGCCTTGTTGTGGTGCTGTGCCGCCATAAATGCTTAATGCGCCACCACTATTTTGAAATACATATAATTCTACATAATCTGCTACTGCTAAATCCATAATTGTATTTATATTAACAAATCCTTGTTCACTAGAATTACCAAAGTTTTGACTTCTTGCAAAAGATGCACCATTTTTGTAAATATCTAATCTGCGTGTTCCAGTGGCATTATTTTGAATAATACATGAACCAACAACCATATATTTACCAGCATATCCAGAAGGTATAGTCATTCTACTTGTGTTTGAAGAAGTTGAATGAAAAGTATTTGTATCTAAAACTTCACTATTAAAAGTTATTGCAGTAGCAGTATTATTGCTAATGCTTGTAGTGGCGTTTGAGTCGTAGATTTGTGCGCCTACAAAAGTTGGTGTTGCTGTAGCAGTTGCCCATTTAAGCCCAGTAGCCTGTGTACTATCAGCAGTTAATACTGTGTTATTAGCGCCAACGCCTAGACGTGCATCACTTGTACTAAATGTATAAACATCACCTTTAGTGGTTAATGGAGATACGGCACCTGATTGTATAAAATCATAGAATATAGCAGCATCAGTAGCTGTAAAATATAAAATACCTGCATCATTTTGTGGCAATATTAAACTGCCAGCTGTTGCTACTGTTGCCGTACCTGCTGTAACCGTGCAAGCACCAGCGCCTCTATTTTGTATAAATACTATGTCGCCTTCTGCAAATAATCCTGTGTTTACTGTAATTGTTGTAGCACCTGCTGCACTCATAGCAACAGTTGTACCTGCATCTGCAGCGACTAATACATAACTTGCGGTTTTAGCCGTAGCTGAACCACCAAGCATTGCTGTCTGTTGCAGACTTGTGATTTGAGCAGCTGTTAATACCTGCCCTGTGGTAAAGGTTTGTTTAGCCATTATTCTCCTTAGTAGCTTAGTGTATTGGTACCTAGTACCCCATACAAGCTAGATCCGATTATGAATCCATCTATTATAGGCTCTAGGGTGGTAAAAGTTGTCTTCCATGAGTTTATAGATATTGAGTGTTGAACGCCGAATACCTGCAAATTCTTGGTGATGCTAGATGTGCCTACTACGGCAGGCTGGGTAGTAGTAATGCTGATTGGGTCAAAATAGTCAAGATCAAGGGCTGCAATAATTCCTGTATTGTAATTAGCAGCATAAAGGTCTAAAGTCATAGCATCGCATCGAATTGTAGTTTCAGCTCTAGAAGCTACATAGGCTAAAGCGTAATTAAGAGCTGTAGTGGTGTCTTGCATTAAAAGGTCATTTTGAGTATAAGAATGAACAAAATACTTGGCTATGGATGATGAACTTATAGCCGTTTGAGTGGCTAATCCTGTAGCTGTAATGGCTGCTTGATTAACTACCTGAGCATCATTAAGAAGCCACATAGCGTTGTAATACGAAATGCTTGTGCCATTATCATTAAATACTGTTGGAGTATTATTTGGTGAACTGGTGCAATAACTTCTATTTTTGAAAGTAGCAATACCATTAGGATCAATATAAAAAGCACCATATTCAGAAGTTTGAACAGTTTGAATAGCTGTTAAAGCACTTCTTTGAGTTCCCGGGTCTGCTTGCATTGTAGTATTGCCAGTCTGAATAGATCTAAGAGATGTTGGCCAACCTACCTGATCTAAGATTCTTCCAATTCTTGTACCAGCATGTTCTCCAGCAACCGCACCTGTTATAGTTGTAACTAAAGCATTGGAAAGAAGACGCATTCCATCAATAGCAGTAATTGTGGTGTAGACCACATCTCCTACATATTTAGGAGTTATTGTGTTATATCCAGTTATGTATCCTGAAAAAATTGGATAAGTCGTACCGCTGTAAGTAGCAGTTATTTGAACCTTACGCATTGGACTAAGAAGTCCGTAATAAGGACTAGAAGTATTTTGTGGGTTAAAATCGCCATTTTGATCCACTATACGCATGGTAAGAGTGCCTGCTTGGAATTGATCAGCTGCTGCGTTACGGCCTCTTGTAGTTTGAATTGTATCTAATTGATCCGAAACATCAACAATTACAGATGATCCATCGGCAAGAATGTTTGTGCCTAAAATACCCTGACCAATAATAAATGCTTGGCCAAAGGATGCTCCCGAACTGAAGTTAATAAAAGCATTAACTGTAGGAATTGCCACTAGAACCCATAACCAGCAGGAGTTTGTGAATATCCGCCTTTATTTATATCAATTAAAGCTTGTTGAATTATGCGAACCATTTGAGCAGAATCAACCACATTAGAAGCATCAACAGATACATTGTTGATTGTTGTACTGCCTGCTTGACCAAATGGAGTGCCAATGAAGTTACCAGCATAATCTGAATTACCAATACCAGCACCGCTTGCTTGACCGAATGGAGTACCAACATAATTGCCAGCCGCATCATAACCGCCTTGTGCTCCAATATAAGCAGATGCTGTTCCATTATAAATTGGGTTTTGTGATGGTGCAGTTGCAATTTGAGTTTGAGTTTTTGCAGACATATAAGCATTTTGCAAAGCACCAATTTGAGCAATTAAGTCTTGAATATATTTAGGCCATTCTGAAAATGGATTTAATGCCTTTGGAAGATTGACCAAGGTTTGAGCAAGGTTAGTAGTCTGTAATTGAGATACTAATAATTGCTGACTTAATTGATCTGCAGCTTTAGCATTGTTAGTAAGCAAAGCTAATTGTAGATCTAATCTTAATCGCTCATTGTCTGTAATCTTATTTTGTAAAGCAGCATAAATTTCAGCTTGTGCTACATCAAGTATTGTTCCTGCTCTGGCTAAAAGTATTTGATCTTTGGCAGCCGCTGATTGGGTTTTAGCAGCTGTAGTTTGTAATTTAGCCGTATTGGCTTGAACTTTGGCTAACTTCTCAGCTCTAGAATCTGCTGCTTTGGCGGAACCGCCACGATCAGATCCAGCACCCGGAGTAATAATTGTTTTGCCAGTTAAATCACTCCAGAATTTTTTCCAAGTAGATCCTTGAAATAATTGTAAATTGCCAATAATAAACTTGCTTACATTTCCAGCCAAATATCCCATTGCATTACCCAGACCAGTAATTGCTGCGGTAGTTTGATCTATACTACCCGCGGAATCTAAGCCTGTTAAAATACCTTTACCAATTGATTGTTTTAATTGATCGTAAGCCACACCAAGTTTCATAATATCGCCTGTATAACCTTGAGCAGCATAAGCGGCTTGACCTTGGAAAGTGCTATTTAAAACTTTAACAATATCAGCAAAGTTAGATCCTTGTAATTCAGCCTTTGATAAGCCCACGCCTAATCTTTGTAAAGCTGTATTATTTCCTAAATAACCTTTGCTCAAAGCAGCAATTACTGAACTAAGGTCTTTACCAGTTCCAGCAGATACATCTAAAGCTGTATTTAATAAAGATTGCGCCATGGCGGTATCATGGGTTGCAATCAATAATGAGTTATATGCTGGTTTTAACTGCTCGTCTACAATACCAACTTGCAAAGATAATTTGTTCAAATACATATCCACGGCTGGAGATTTGTATGTCATACCTAGATTGTTTAATGTTTGATTAAGTGCTTTGCCAGCCTTTTCAGATTCAATAAACGCTTTTACTGCGCTTTCACCAAAGGCAATAATTTTGCGTACTGCAAATGCTGCGCCAAGGGTTTTGCCAACCTTATGGGTTAATTTCTCAAAATCAGTTAATTGTTTTTTACCTTTGTCAAGTGCTTTACCATTATATTCACTAGTAATTTTAACAAATACATTTGATTCAACGGCCATTATGGTTTAGCCCTTCGATTAAATTCTGTAATTGCTTTATTGATTGCTTTAATTCCAGCAGGTATTGCTTTGTTATTCTGACGAGCCCATGCACGATAAATTAAGCGACCTTTAGTTTTACCACCACCGACTAATTGGCCACCCATAGAATTAATAAACTGCATACCTGCTTTTGGATTGCTTGAATGTGAGTATTTTTTACCGGCTATTCCTTTACGGCCTACCCATGGTTGACCAGATGGATTTGCTCTACCAGCAGTTTCATAAATCGCACCGGCAGCAGTTTTGTTATAAACAATATAACTTGATTGGAAACCAGCTTCATTTACTTTGCTTTTACCTTGAGTATAAACAATTCCTTTTTTAACAGCTGCAGAATCAAATACTCTATTTTCCCAAGTGCCATGTTGGTTCATCCAGCCAGAGACCTGCTTAAAAGGTACATAACCTCTGGCTTCATTTCTCGTAGGCAACATAATGGCTTTAAGTTCATCATTCATTTGTTTATAAAGATCGGGTGCGAATTCTTTTAAGGCTCGCTTAGTATTAGCGAGACCTTTTAACTCGACTGGCATTTTTCATCGCCTCATTTCGATCTTTTAAGACTTGGATTACAGCTTTATACATATCTGCATCTAAATCTATTAAATGCTGGGGTGCTATTCCTGTCTCTACGGCAATTGCCGCTATCGAATAGGTTAGCGATCCCCTACCTAAAAATTTGCGTCGTCATCCAATACTTCAACCTTGGTTAATGTTTCCACGAACTCAATGGTGAAACTTGGTACGGTTACACCGGACTTCCGCAAGCATTCCCAAGCAAGCCAGTAAATATCTGACTGCCTTTCTTGCTCGCGGAAAGTCTTATGTATTCCTGATTTGAAATGTAATTCAAAGGCCATTTCGATCGCTGGAGTGATTTGATGATCTGTAACCTCTCCAGTAGCCCTTGTGATTCGAAGTTTAGCCATTGTTTTTTATCTCCTTAGAATGAACCTGTAGTTGTTTGTACAACTGTTGAGTTACATGTGAAAGACATGCTGGAGTTTGAAATATCTCCAACTGCGCCATTCAATGGTGTCAAGTTGTTAACAATAATGCTAACAGTATAAAGAGGATTTGTCGCTGATACAGCGGTTCCTTTTACTGGAAGTAATACAGCTGTAACAGTTGTACCGTAGGCTGACTGTAGAGTCGCTTGTACGCTTGATGCTGCGAAATCGTTTAGGAAGTTTAGAGTAAGAGTTGATGCTTCTAGACCCTTAACAAACTTATGAGCAGAATCGCCAAGAGCAGTTACTTCTAACTCATCGAAATTCTGGGTAAGTGTTACTGATGTAATGTGGTCAGATAGATCAACTGAGTTAATCTTTACGCCAACATTATTTTGTAGAAATATGGCCATTATTATTCCTTGTCTTTAGTAGGTGCTTGTAGTGCTGGCTTTGGATCTTTAATCTGACCGATCTTGATTAAAAACGCCA